GCAACGCATTGCAGACCCTTCGTTTCGAAGATACGGAGGTCACCGCACTGGACTGCAACACCGACGAGCCGGTGTTCGTCGCCAGCCCCATCGCGAAGAAACTCGCATACGAGAGCGCGAAGGACATGTTGCGCAATCTTGACTCCGATGAAAAGGGTAAGCACATTGTGCCCACCCTTGGAGGAGAACAAGAAATGAGCGTCATCACGCTGCCCGGCCTGATCCACGCCTTGAACAATCGCCGCCCCGGCGCAGTCAAGGACGAGGCCACGCGCAACATGGTCATCCGGTTCCAGCGTTGGGTGAACCACGAACTAGTGCCGACCGTAATGCGCAGCGGCAGATACGAGGTGCAGCGTCCGCAACACCTGCTTGAGGCGGCTCACCATGAGCGCATGATGCAAGTCGAACTGTTGAAGGCTTCGCAGGGCATCGTCCACCCGGATTTCCTCGAAGCGAAGACGCGCATCGTGATCGCACGGGAATTGGGGGAACTACCTGAGCTCGACCCGAAGACCCGTCCCCTGTACACACAGGACTATCTACGGGAGAAGAATCTGAGCGCCAAGCAGCTGCGATCGAAGAGTGGCACATTCGGCAAGAAGCTCAAGGCCGCATATCGAGAGCGAAACGGTCGAGACCCACAACGCGCTGATCTGACACTGCCGAACGGTCACATCATTCAGGTCTACGCCTACACGGAAGAAGATCGCCCCTTGTTTGACCGGGCATGGGATGAGCTCAGTCAGAAAGCGGGTGCGTGATGGCCGGCGCTCTCCCCGAGAAAAATCTTCGTCTATCTCTCACCCACCCTATCGTGTCGGACTCTTACAGACATTCCTTCCCCATGGAATTGGTATGTGATCCGAACGATGAGGCCGACCTGTTCCTGACGGTGTTCAAAGCGAAGGTTCCTATGTTCGACTTGTGGTTCGACCTGACGTATTCCACGTTCGACGGGGTGACCGGTTCGTTCTATCCCGATTGGAGCGAATGGACGTTCGGTGACCTGAAGGAAGCGAAGGACGTATTGCACTCCTATCTGGATTCCATCGATGTTCTCCGCGTTTTTTTTTGCGGACTACCTGCGGGTATTCGAGTGGGCGTCGACCGTGGACTGGCGCGGCCTGCTCGCCAAGAAGCGTGGTGAATCATGTCCAAGCAGATAGAAGCACAGGACGGCTGGCCCATCGCCAAGGTGGCGGAGTTCCTGAATCTTTCGAAGAGCACTCTTTACATCTGGTCTTGCTACGACCGGTGGGGCGGGAAATACCCGCCGGCCCCGAAGCGTATCGGCCGTCGGCTGGTGTGGGATCCACGCGAGGTCATCGACTACCGGAACAACAGGTGCGCGATAAGCCGCAAGGAGCTGGTCCATGGCGAATAAGGGTTTCCCGGATTCAAAACCAGGAGAAAAGGTGCCGGCGTCGCACTGTCCAAGGTTCATGCCGGCACCAACATCACCAACCAAATTCAGAAAGGAAATCAGTGATGTCAGAACACAAGGTTAGCGGTATCCACGCCATCGGCGTCGAGGTTCCGGAGGACATGTCGCTGAAGGAGCTCATGGAGCGGCTGCTTGAGGGAGGAGAGGCTGAGTTGGAGAAGGAGTTGGACGAGGAGACGCGCCAGCCGGAAACCGGCAAGTGCGATTGTCCGGCGTGCGATCCAGACAAGGACACCGTGGAGGAAAGATTGTTCCATCCGGTCGATCAGTGGCAGCACGCCGTCGATGTGGCCAGTGACGTGCATGACGCGGCCGGCTCTCTCGAACACGCGCTGTTCGAGCTGGGTGAGAACCAGTTGGCGTTCGAGGCGTCGATGATCCTCAGCCAGTCGCTGACCCTGCTGCGTGCCATCCAACGCAAGCGCAAGGAGGTTGCGGAATGAGCATCGAAGCATTGCGCAAAAAGAAGCGTATGCGCCGACCCCGGCCGAGGTTAACGGACGGGCAGAAATCGGCCGTATTACTGGCTCTCACGTTCGCTGAGGGGTGGCTGGTCGGTTTCGCCGGCACGCACAGTCGCATCCCAAGTCCGGTGGGTACGCCGCAGTGGATGATAACCGGCTCGCTCGCATTGGCGGTCGTATTGCCGCTCGTGTTCGTGGGAATCCTGTTGAAGTGGGGTGGCGATGGAACAGCCAAGTGAGTTCACTCTTTGTCTGCCGGGCGACCCGGTGCCGAAGGGGCGTCCCCGCGTCTACAACGGGCACGCGATGACCCCGAAACGCACCGTCAGGGCGGAGGAACGCCTGTTCGCCGAATTCCGGTTGAAATACCCGCAGGCGAAACCATACCAGTGCCCGGTCAGGTTGGAGGCCGAATTCTGGATGTCCCATAGGGGCAGGCCGGATCTCGACAACCTTTTGAAGCTGGTTCTGGACTCCCTGAACGGCGTCGCCTACGTGGATGACGCGCAGGTCGTCGAATCCCACGCCACCAAGCGCATGCCCGACCTGTGGGTGTACGGAGCCAAAGGCAAATACCGGAAACGCAAGAGCGGTGATCCGTACACGTGTTGCGGGCATGAGTACGAGCCACATCTCTATATCCGTATCAAACCGCTCCCCGAATGGGAGCCGAAGGAAAGGGAACAATCATGAGCAAGCCGATCAACGAACCCCGTCTGGTGCAGCAGGCGCTGATAGCGGACGAGGATCTGAGTTTCGAACTGGCGGCTTTGGTGCCGCCGGCGAGCGGCATCACGAACGCGGCCAGCACGTTCATCGACCGGGCGACCAAACTGTTGCTGTCCGACAAGATCATGCTCACCAACGAGCAGCATACGGCCGTCGTGACGGCCATCGCCGTCACCCAACTGACCGTCAAGGAGGGTGCGGCCGTGTCGAAGCTGCTGCGCAACCCGGACGCTTCGGCGGACATCATCGCCGGACTGCGACTCACCTCCAAGGACAGGCAGGATGCCTGACCGGCGTCTCTGGATGCCGCGTTGCAGGACATGCGGGCCGCTCGGCAAGCCCACTGGACTGGACGAGGCGGTCACCTGCTGCAACCGGCACACGAACCAGACCAAGCATCAGACGGCGTGGTATCCCACCTACGCCCAGATCATCGTGAAAGGCACATCAAATGACTGCGAATGACACGTCAACCATTGAAACCACGGAGGCCGTGAACCCGGACGAGGGACTGCGTCAGGGATTGTTCGAGGCGCAGGCGGCTCGCATCGTGGAACTGCAGGCCGAGATCGCGTCCCGTCAGGAGGAGGTCGACGAGCTGAAGGCCCGTATCCTCGACTCGCATCCTGTCGGCACCTACCAGGCCGGCAACCTGAAGGTGCAGGTGAAGCCGGGCGCGCGCCGCATCAACGCCGGCACGTTCGAGAAAGCCTACCCGGCCACCAGGTATCCCGGAGCCTACCAGTTGCGGCCGCGGCCGCTCAGCCAGTTGGAGAAGCTGCTGTCGGCGGACGCGGTGGCCGATTACGCGATGAGCGGCAAGCCGACGGTGGTGGTCTCATGAGTGCGGAACTGTCCAGCCTGGGCATCGCCCTGATCGTGGAAAGCGTTATCGCCGACTACGACCTGCACGACGAGAACGGCAACGAGCTGACCGACGACCTGTACGTCATCCGTTCCGAGCAGCTCGACGAGCTGGGCCTCACCGTCGCCAGACGCATCCACAAGGCGACGCGCGAACTGGAGGCGCAGGGCAAGACCGGTTTTCCCGTGCATTCGATGCTCTGCGGGCATACGCCGCCAACCATCACGACGGCGGATGACGGGACCTACACGCTGCGCTTCGACAACGCCAGCGAAGCGGTTGCAGTCAAAGGCCTCAACAAGACCGCATTGGCCGACGTCAAGAAAACCATCAACGACTTTCTCAAGGAGGTGAGAACCCATGAACGGCATGAATGAGGCTATCCTCGCCGTCGCGCAGGCCCAACAGGGTGATGCGATCCCCGTGGACATACCGCCCATGACCCAGTCGGCACCCGATATGGGCAAGCCGCCAGTCACGCCGAAAACACGGGTGGACACGATGGAGGAACCCAGGTTGTGGCCGAAGATTCGCGGCATCATCGAGGCGGACATCGTCAACAAGCCGCGCAACCTACAGCGTGAGCTCGGACCCAGCGAACTGGGCACGGACTGCCTGCACTGTCTGGCGGCGAAGCTGGCGGGCTGGGAACAGTCGAAGCAGCCGGCATGGCTGCCCTACACGGGCACCTGTCTGCACGAGCATTTCGAACGCCTGTTCTCCAACCCGCAGGTCATGTACGGCGGCCAGGTGTTCGACGGACCCGCCCCCGAGGAGCTCAAACCGTTGTATTGCACCGAGTACACGGTGACCGTGGGCCGGTTGAACGGCCTCACGGGCGGCTACGACATCAAGGGCAGCATCGACCTGTGGGACGTGGCCGAAGGCGCGACCATCGACTGGAAGTACGTGAACGACAACTCCACACTGAAGCTCGCGAAGGCCCACGGCCCATCGCAGACATACCGGGTGCAGGCCAGCCTGTACGGAATAGGGCTCAGGAACGAGGGCGTGGACGTGCGGCTCAGCTGTATTTACTTCCTTCCCCGCAACAGCCAGACGCTCAATGACGCCTACCCGTGGGAGCGGGAGTTCGACGAGAAGCCGGGCATGTGGGGCTTGTCACGGGCGAACCTGCTCGCGAACCTGCTCGACGTGATAGAGCTCGCCGACGGGCCCAAGATGCGTGACTCGTGGATCCGCCGACTACCACACAGCACGGGGCATTGCTTCGACTGCAACACGTGGCCGGACTCGACCACGCTCCCCGAATTCGACGAACAGGCATGGCCCGAAGTGCCGGACCAATGGCTGCAGCTCATGGACCTGCTCGAACCCGAATACCAGTTCACCAAGTAAAAAAACAACGAAAGGAACACGACAATGTTCGGACAACCACAACAGTACGGGTACCCGCAGCAGGGGTACGGCTACCAGCAGCCCCAACGACAGCCCGTCCAGTTGAGTTCGCTCGGCGACCTGCTCGCCGGCAACAGCGCCAAAGCGTACTTCGGCGCGAACAGCCAGCCCGGAGACTCGGTGACCGGCGTCATCGAGAAGATTGAGACCACGCAGGTCAACGACTTCCAGACCAAACAGCCCGCCTATTGGAACGACGGACGCCCGAAGGAGCAGATCCACGTCATCATCCAGACCCAGTTGCGCGACCCGAGCGTGGATGACGACGACGGCCGCCGCTCGCTCTGGATCAAGGGCTGGGGCATCCAGCTCAAGGCGTTTCGCGAGGCCTGCCGTCAGGCGGGCGTGAAGATCCCGAAGCCGGGCGACACCATCACGGAACGGTTCGTGGGTCTCGGCCCGCGGGGCGACGCGCCCCAGCCGCCGAAGGTGTTCGAATTCCACATCGAACCCGCGTCCAGCGTCAACAATCTCGTGAACGGCAGCCAACCCCAGCAGCCCGGCATGCAGCAAGCCCAGCCGGCATACCCGCAGCAGCAGTACGCGCCACAGCAGCCCATGCAGGCCCCGAATCAGGGATATGCGCCGGCTCCGGTCGACCCGCGGAACCCGCCGACGCAACAGGCGCAGCAGCCCGTCCAGCCGGCACAACTCGGCCAACCACAGCAGCCGAAGGCTGATCCGATGAAGGTCAACCAGTTGAAGGCCATGGGCAAAAGCCCGCAGGAGATCGCCGCCTTGTTGGGCGTGCCGGTCGAGGCGGTGACGGCGATCACGGACGCGGCCAACCCCACGGCCCACCCGTACGCAGCCAACGGCGAGGAGCCCGAATTCTAACCATCCGGCCGTAGCCGTATCCAAGCGGCCAGCGCAGTTGCGACGACGCGCACGGCACAAAAAACTAATCCGATGTTAAAGGCCGTTTCGAGGGGAGCTGACTGATGCCCTCGAAGACGTCACTAATTCTTTCTTGTTCGTCCAAAGAGAGAATTCCCTTTGCGATACACATTTTACGAATCGAATCAAAAGAATCTTTGGCGGTCTCGATTTTCTTTTTTTCCGAATCAGGCACTGTCACGCCCGCGGCTTCCATCACCGTCGCGGATTTCTCTATATCGTCTATGCTCTGCGAGAGATAGTAAAACGCCATATTCGGACCAGGGCCATAATACATTGGATCATCCGAATCGTCAGGTAGCTCGTCCAGCAACGCACGACGAAGGACATCCATATACGTTTGATAATTGGATACGCCATCCCAATACCTCTTTGATTCGTCGAGTATGGATTTGATTCGGGCCATGGCCGTATTGAGTTCAACTCTGTCGAAGACAATCATCTCCGACAGAAAGATATTGCAGATGCCGTATTTTGTTCTCGTGCCGAATATCGGGTTGTCGCTTAGGAGGAACGGCTCCTCCAAATCGCAGATGAGGGCGAGCGGGGTGATATGCAATGCGTGGGCTATCTGGATTGTCGCGTCCACGCTGATGTCGGTTTTGCGGCCCAATTCGATATTGGTCAGCACGTTTTCGGAAAGGGCGAGTTCCCCGTATTCCCGTTTTAGATAGTCCGCGAGTTTGGCGATGCTGAGTTTCGCCATGGTGCGGTATCGCTTCATGCGTGTGCCGAACGTCGACGTGTCGGTCTGAAGCCCTGCCCTGTCGTCAATCACTGTCATACTTACAAATTTTATCAGCTATTTCATGTGATTTGGTGTGAACTGGACAGAAATGGTGTATTCTGTCTCTTGGACAGAAGAACAGGTGAACAAATATCCTAGATTCTGTCCAGAGAACAAAAATGGCCCGCCCTGCGCCAACAGGACGAGCCGGTAAGCATCAAACCCAACCGCCAGGAAGGATCGAACACTCATGCCACATACTACAGCCGCACTCGACGGGCTCCCCGAAACGGTAACCAAAAAACAGGCGGAACAGGCACTCAAATGCTCGACGCAGACCATCGACCGCCTCGTGAAAGCCGGCAAACTACGCGCCTATCGCGTCACCGCCAAGAAAACCCTCATCAACGCCGCAGACCTCAAAGCGCGTTTCACCGAAGGCGAGGTGCGGGCATGAGCGCAAAAAAGCCGATAACGTTACCCGCCTTGTCCATCTGCCTGCCATCCGATTTCAAGTTCGAGGAGCTCGACAAGCGAGACCCCGGCTCTCTGAGAATCTTCAAATCCAACGAACCGAACCTGGGACTCGACTTCTCGATTGACTACTACCCAGACGAGGGCGTGGTCTACGGCGGGGAATACTGGGCACAGACCTGGACACCGGACAACCCGCGGGAATGGGAAGAGATTCAGCACAATATCCCGCAAGTCCTCTCATGGCTCAGCGACTGCCAGACCGCACTCGCCTGGGCACGCCGACACTACCCCGCACGCAAGGAGGCGTGAAATGACCTACACGACCAATGGGCCGACGCAACTGGTCGAAATCGCGCCGCACGTGTTCCTCGGATGCAGGATAAGCAGGATCGAAGGACTGTCCCCGGAGCGCCAGCTCATGCAGACGTACATGATGGACAACCACGAAGGCAAGGACATCGAATACCGGGGCCTGATCTCGTTCTCAGCCGAAGACGCTGACTCTGTCGCGGACGCCTTCAGGGACTTCGCGAGCATGGTCGAAGGACTTATCAGGGAGGAACGGCAACGCCGGTAACAGGAGGAAACAGTGGCGGTTACCCTCAGAACGTTGAAATTCCAACGAAAACAGGAGAAACAACAGAAACACATCTCTCCTATATATAAATCCCTCTCAAACACTCCTATATAACTTCTCTCACACACACATAAGTGTTAGGGGTGTTACAGAGGGGTATCTTCCTTGGAATTTCAACGGTCTGACGGTAACAGGTCTCTGTTACTTCCCTGTTCTCGTAGTTACCGAAAGGAGGTAAACATGTTCATTCACCACTGCTCGATAATCCCAGACGGGCCATCCCACGTGCAACAGGTGCTGCTTGGAATGGGACCGGCATTGAAGCCGGAACGGCACGCCTTCTACGACCGCATCGGCCAAAGCGTGCAAATCCCGCGCAACGACACGGGAAGGAACCCGCACCCGTGGTTCGACGACGGATACGCGAAAGCCCTGTGGGACTTCCGCAACGACTCCCTGCTGCTCGGAGACGACAATCGAACCCTGTATGTACGTGACGTCGACCGCACGGGGAATAACGCCCTGCTCAACACTTGGCATGCGATCAGTAGCCTCGAAACGGAATACCACGTGCCGAAGGCCAAACAGTACTTCCCCTGGAACGACCAGCTGCGTGTGGAATGCTCGAAACTCGATAAGCGCGTCAAACACGGAATCAAGTTCGCCAACTGCTCGTTCCTGCGCGTGGAAGGAGTCGTCCGCAGATTCGATGCCGGCACTCCTTTGTTCGACCAGCCGTATGAGTTGACGTTCGACATGGCATATGATTCGAGGCTCGTAGGCCAGGCCATCGCCTTCCTTCGCGACGTCACCGAAAACGAGCATTCCGCGCAGAATCTCTGCCGTATGTTCGCCACGCCTCTCATGGAGCCGTACAAGCATCTGAGTTACGTCCTGTACGGTGACGGAGGCAACGGGAAAGGCATCCTGCTAGGAGCCCTGTCGCGCTCCTTTCCCGATCTGGCGAAGCCGGTCGACGCTCAGAAGATTCTCGGGGGAAGACGAGGGCAAGGCGGCTTCTCTAGCGATCAGGAGGCGAACAAGCTTATCGGGACACTGTGGGTGTTCGATGAGGATGCGGACACCGTCACCGTGGAGCAAATGACCGCGTTGAAGAAGATATCCACCGGGGATACGATTTCCAGTCGCAAGATTCAGCAGGATTCGGTCGATGTGAAGCCCCGGTGCACGTTCGTCATCGCGACGAACAATCCCGTCATCACGACGATGACCGCCGCCAGCGTCAGACGTTTTGTTTACGTGCGCATGAGGGACAATCGCAAGGCGTCGGATTTTCTTCCGTTATTGGAATTTCGGGACCGTTTCGGAGTGGCCCCGTTTATCATGGCGTCCTGCTCTTTGTGGCTCAAGCGCGGCGACGAACCCTTCCGTGATATCGTCATCGGCGATCCCACCGATCTGTCCGAAGCGGAACAGTGGTTGGTCGACCAGATCGTGTCCAATGGGTACGCGATATCCGGTGCTAATCCGTATTCGGAAAGCGCTTGGGAGCATAAGAACAGCATTAATAAGCTCGGTTTGAAGACTGGCTTGAAGAAAATCGACGGCACTGCCACTCGTGTCCTGTCGGTCGAAGACGAGCAGCGATTCTCCCCATATCGGTCTGAAGCCGTGTCTGCTTACCGGTCCGCCGACACGTTCATGATTCCCGAACCTCCGGAGCCCATCGATTTGAGCGGCGCTCCTGTTCCATTGCCTTCCGAGTTCGGTTTCGTCTGCGATTACGTGCCGGCCAATCCGGATAAGAAGGCCTTGAATTGGAAGAAGCTCACCAAGAGCGAGCAGGTAGATACCAGTAGCAGGCCGTCCGGTGCTGCCTTCGCAGTGGTTCCGGCGCCGGGCTTCATGGTCGTTGACATGGATAGGAGCAAGGACGGCGGAGAGTCTGGCTGGGATATCGTCAACTCCCAGATAGGTCCTTATTCGTCGGATGATTTTCCCAGCACTTATCTTGTTCGTACCCCAAGCGGTGGATTCCACGCCTACTACCGGATTCCCGATGACCTGCTGGGAAAGGTGAAGAACGCGGCACATCCGCATGGTGTTCCCATCGATACAAGGGTGGAGCAGAAAGGATATGTCGTCGGGCCCGGATCCTCTGTGCAGGAAGGCGTGTACTTGTTGTGCGATACGCCCGAAAACGGTGATGTCCCGTTCCTGTCATCCAAGATGGTTCTCTGGTTGAAGAACCATGGATACGTCAATGGATTCGAAAATGACCAGCCTCAGCCGGCTGTAGACCACTCCACTGCCGTCCATGCAGGTTCGAGATTTCGTCAAAGTTTGGGCAGACCGGATATGTCTCCCATTCCGGAAGGCAGCCGCAACAATGATCTTCATGCTTGGGGGTTTGGCCGCTTGGCGAACCATCCAGACAACAAGCGTCAAATAGAGGCTGATTTCTTCGAAAGGGGCAGAATCAGCGGCCTGGGTGATGCGGAGATTCGCGCTTCTTGGAATTCGATTCTTCGACAGCTTGGACACCAATCATGAGCAGGCCACGTGCCAGCGAGCGCAAACCCCCGTGGCTGCGCACGTTCGTCCCGAAGTCCAGTCCACTCGTGGTCACTGTCTGCGAGGGGTGCGGCCTGTATGTGATTGAGGATCGGGAGAGCGTGTGGGAGTCGTGGGATTACGGGTGTGTGGAGGGTGATGACCTGACCGTGGCGATAATCCTCGGCCGCCCGTTGACGCGCGTCACATGGCTGCCTTCGGTCGGCCACCCGTTGTTGCGCAGCGTGAGCGGATGTGCGGGCATCAGGCCGGACGGCCAATACCTCGCCGGTCACACGTGCCATTTGGCTCGGGTGAGCGTCAAACCGTTCACGCCGCCGAAACGGGAACGCCCGCCAGGCAAGCCATGGGGCGGGCCGAAACTGTCGAAGCAGGAGATAGCCGAATTCAAACGCATATGGAACATGCCATACAGCCGGCTCAAATACGAGAAAGCCCCAACCATGGTCGGCCAGGGCGATGAGAAGCAAACATTATTCTAGCCGACCAGCCGGAAGGGGCCAACGTGAACTGCCAGAACTGCAAAACGATAACCGAAGAGGGGTATTCAGTGTGCGCGACGTGCGAGCTGCGCTTCGCCGGCACGCTCCTGCGCTTGGCGCGTGATGTCACGCCATTGCATAACAGCCTCGACGCGACATTGCATCCGGGAGGGCATTCGCCCGTGCGCATCCAGACGGCCACTCCCCCGACGCCGATACGCTTGGACGTGCTCGACCTGATTGACATGCTCGACGCGACGGCCCGCGAACTATGGCGCTGCCTCGACGGCATCGACGCACTCGACTGGCGCAAGGACAAACGCAACGAGGATCTGAAGGCCACGCTCATCGCATGCGCCGGACACCCCAAACTCGCCACGTTCGCCGACGCGGGCTTCTACATGCACGTCGTTGACGGCATCGCCCGCAAAGTCGATACTGCGCTGGACCCGCCGGAGCAACGCCGCGAGATAGGTACCTGCGAACTATGCGAGACCATGCTCACCGCAGGCGCGGTAGACCAGTGGGTCACCTGTCCCGTGTGCGGGAGGGAACAGCGAGCTCAGACGGTCAAACTGCGCCGACTCAAGACATTGTGTTGGGATGATTCCGAGCGAGGTTCGGCGGCGGACATCTCCAAGGCATTCGCCGTCTCGGGGTTCAAGGTCAGCCGTAAGACCATCACCACGTGGGAGCAGCGCGGCAAACTGCCCCGTCATGCGGATGGATACGCCTACTGCGACGTGTACCGGCTGCTCATCGGCCCCGATTTGACAAAATCCGTTAGGTGAAGCCATAATATGCAGTGGCAGAAGTGTCGAAAAACCCAGCTCACGTGGCTGGGTTTTCGCGTATCTATGCTTTGTTTTTGCGTGGTCTCCCCCCTCCGACACCACGTCCCGGACGTTGAGCGTTCCATTCATCGATGGTCTCAGGCAACCAGCCGCGCGTGCGCCCTATCGTGGCGTCGGGCTCAGGGAGCTTGAGGTTGAGCAAGCCGCCACTGGTGATGCCAAGGCGTTCTGCGACCTGTTTGACGCCGAGATATTCAGTCGCCATTGTCGCCGTCCTTGCCGTTGATGATTCCGGCCGCGAGACCCATGATTCCGGCCGCGAGACCGAAGCCGCCCGATACTATCGGGCTGCTGGACAGTGCGCCGACCAAGGCCACGGCACCGAATACCACGGCGACGATTCCGAAGATCAGTGATGTTCTCATGATGCGTTCTCCGATGGGATAGGATTGGCGGGAGGTTCCGGCTAATAGGTCTAGCCGGAACCTTTTTTACTTCTTGTGCTTCGGTCTTCGCTTGACTGCGATGGCTAGCGCGGCTGCGGCGATGACGTTGGCGATGATGCCGTTGATGACATCAAACCAATCCTTTGGGCTCATCGGATACCTCCTTTCTGCTGATATATCTACAGTAACACAACTACTATAGATATGCAAGGAGAGCACAACAAAACACGCCGAAAACTCCTGATATTTCAACCCCTCGCTAGCCCAACCAGCAGAGGCATCCGATTCAAGTCCGATACAGTCTCGGTTCGAATCCGAGGCGAGGGACACCTATTCTCCAATGATTGCGGGGCGACGGCATCATGGTCAGCTACAGTCGCCAAGTCCGCAAAGGCGGACGCCAATTCGAAAAAGACCGCAAAAAATTCTTCCTCGAATGCAAAGCAGAACACCGTCCATGCTGGCTGTGCGGCATGCCCATCGACTACGACGTGGCGCAGAACACCACAGACGACAGCTACAACCTCGACCACTTCTACCCCGTCACCAAACGCCCAGACCTGCAACACGACCCCGCAGGCTTCCGCCCATCACACACCCAATGCAACAACCTGCGCGGCAACAAAGACCCCGCCACACCAATCGGCACACTCTCACGCCAATGGATCCAGACAGCATAGGAGGCCCAACGCTCATGGACATCGAAGAACCAGCCAAGACATTCAACGGCGAGGTGATCCGCGAAGCAACCTATCCCATCACGCTCCACATCAGCGCCAGCCTAGCCAACAGCAACACCGACTACGACCTAGGCGAAATCGAAGCGGACCTGCCAATCAACCTCGAACCAACAGTCTCAGAAGACGGACGCACCACCGTCATACCCAAGGTCGACGGTCAAGCATTCACCAGACGACTCACCAACGGAGTCAACGCATTCATCGACGCATTCATCGGCGCATTCAACGCCTGACCGCCGGGAGGGGCGGTAGAATCCCAAAACCAGCCACGGGCGGGACACGACCCGCATGGCCGCTCTTCCTCTCCCTCCGAAAAATATTCGATATTCGGCCGGGGTCGCGCGCGAAGGAGGTTCCATGCCGAAACAGTTTCCGCAGGAAACGGTGGCCGACGCATTGGAGCGTTCGCTGCGCAACGCCAAGCATCTGCGCGCGAAGGACGCAGCCACGGTCGCCGCCGCCCGGGCCCTTGCATGGAAAATCGACCATTGGGACGAATTGGCGGAACAGGCCATATCGGACGCCGAAGCGAAGGGAAAGGGTACCCGTCCGGCTGTGCCGCAGAACGACAATACCTCGCTGCCGACGTTCCTGAAATATTGCGCGGCTCTCGGACTGGTTCCCGAGGAGGAGAAGCCGGCGAAACCGGCGAGGGGCAAGGCCGCCAAGCCCGAGGCGACTCCGGTGGCGGATGAGCTTGAGGAGTATCTGGCGAAAATCAGCTAGGAGGCGTCATGGGCATCGGCGAAATCAACGACGATGCCCACGGCATCACCACGCCACGCATATTCACTCCCCCGCTGCGCGAACTGACGCCGGAAACATCAAACGGCTACGCGGTCATCGAGTTCGCCGAAAAGTTTCTCCACGTGCATCTTTTCCCGTGGCAGAAATGGCTGCTGATCCACGGGCTTGAGCTTCTGCCGGGCGGCTCCTACCGGTTCCGCCGAGTTGTCACCGAGGTCGCGCGCCAGAACGGCAAGACCACGCTCATGAGCGTACTGTGCGCGTGGTGGCTGTTCGTCGACTCCGCTCGCCACCCGGAGTTGTCGCCGGCGTGGAAGTTTCTCGTGGTCGGTGCCGCGCAGACGTTGGATAACGCGCGCGCCCCATATCAGGCCGTATTGAACTGGTGTAATCCGAATCCGGCTTCCGAGGGCGAGGCCGCTCTTGCGGTTCCGGTTTTGCAAAAACGTGTGCAGCGCGTCAACAATTCGCACGGCGAGGAAGCGATCATCTGCCGGAACAAGGCGCAGTACATCGTGCGCGCCGACAAGAACATCCGTTCCAAGAGCGCCAGCCGCGTCGTGTTCGACGAGTTGCGAGAGCAGCACACCGACGATGGCTGGAACGCGGTCAGTCAGACCACGAAGGCCATCTGGTCCAGTCAGTTGTGGGGTATCTCGAACGCGGGCGACTATCGCAGCGTCGTGCTGCGCCGAGTCGTCGACGAGGGACGTGCCCTGGCGGATTCGTGGAACGCTTCGGTTGAAACCGGCAAGCAGTCGCCGGACGAATGGGCCGAGGAGCACGACCCATCCTATGGGTATTTCGAGTGGTCGGCTCCGGATAAATGCGAGCTGGATGACCTTGACGGTATCCGTCAGGCGAACCCCTCCATGGGTTATGGGCCGATGACTTTTCGTAGCATCTCGGCTGACATCAACGGCATGACCGAGGCCGCGTATCGCACCGAGGTCTTGTGCCAGTGGGTGACGGCGGACATCACGCCGTACATCAATCCGAAGCTGTGGAAGCGCGGCATCGACCCGAAGTCCTGTATCCCCGACGACGGGCGCGTGGTGCTTTCCGTGGATACTTCCGCCGATAGAGAGACCACGTATATCGCCGCCGCAGGCTACCGCGAGGATGGCCTGCCGCACGTCGAACTGATCGTGCGCCGTGACGGCATGCTCTGGGTGCCGAAGTACTTGAAGCTGCTTCGCGAGGCATGGCCGAACATCCATGAAATCGCCGTGCAGTCCAAGGGCTGCCCGGCCGTGGACTTCGCGGATCCGCTCGCGGAGGCCGGTTGGACGGTGCACCTCATCGAGGGCTTCCGCTTGGGGGCCGCCACCGGCCGTTTCCGCGACCGGGTGAAGGAAAACAAGCTCCGTCATCTCCCTCAGCCGGCCATCGAACAGCAGGTGGGTGTGGTCGTGACCCGCCGATTGGGTGAGGTCGAGGTGTGGGACCGGAACCAGAGCGCGATGCATATTTCCGGCCTCATCGCCGAATCACAGGCGCTGTATGCGCTCGAGACGATGAGCGGCGAGCCAGAGGAACCGAAATACGAGCCCTCGCACAACGTGCGAGTCACATTCTAGCCATCTTCCGAAGGAGCCGTGGATGGGATTTCTGAACAATCTGCTGCACGGCCCGGCCGTGCTGGCGATGAAGAACGCTGAACCGGAGACACCGACCATCATGGATTCGATGCCCGAGGCCATCAGCTGGCCCACCGACGCCGAATTCGCCGGTTACGCAAACGGCATGTACTGCCGCGAATACGCGGTCCGCGTGGTCGTGGACTTCATCAGCCGCCAACTCGCCTCCCTGCCGCTCAAGGCGTATCGGAAGAACGCGGACGGCGACGCGGAAGAGGTGCGCGACGGCGCACTGGCCAAGCTCATCCGCCATCCAAGCGAATTGCCGGGCATGAGCCGCTACAGGTTTTACGCGACTCTCATCCGCGACATGCTGCTCGAAGACAAGTGGCTGTGCACGCTCGGCAGCAATCGTGCGGGCGACGGGAATACGCTGCGCCGCATCCCCCCGGACGGATACAGTCTCACGGCGAACGGTTTCGGCGAACTGACAAGCGTGACCATCAGCAGCGTCGCCGAGAACAAGGGCGGCACCTATCGGCTGCCGGATCCGCGAATCGTGCTCGACATCGGCTACATCGACGGCCTGAACCTCGGCGACCCGATCACCGACGTGCTGCGCCCCCTGCTCGCGGAGGCAAGGGTGATGGCGAAATACCGCAAATCGATAGCCGAAAACGGCTACCAGATACCCGCCTACGTTTACAGGCCCAAGGAAATGCCCTGGGAATCACAGGCCGACTACGACGACTTCACCCAAGGCCTGCGCAACTACGTTGCAGGCGGCGGCATGGCCGGCACATGGCCGGTATTCAAAGACGGTATGGAGATCCGCACCGTCGACAACCTGTTCAAACCGGTGGACATGGCCGACTTGGAGGCACGCGAAAAAATCAACGAACAGGTGTGCCTCGCATTCCAAATCAGCCCAGAAAACATCGGCTTCCGCACCGGCACCAACAGCAACATCGCCGCATACAAGGAAAAGCTGTGGAACGTGGAATTGCTGCCGTATCTGGTGGCGTTCGAGGAGGCGTTGAACCTCACGCTGCCCGAGGCGGTGGGCGAACCGGACTGCTACATCAAGGCGAATTTGGACGCGAAGCTGCGCGGCACGATGGAGACCCAGTATCAGGCGCTCTCCACCGCCACCGGCCGTCCGTTCATGACCACAGACGAGGCGCGCGAACTGCTCGACCGGCCGAAACTGCCGGGCGGCGACCAGTTGATAACCCCGCTCAACGTGAGCGAGGGCGGTCAGCCCAGCCCGCAGGACGGCGGACAGACGCAGAACGCGCAGCAGGGCGCGAGTCCGAACGGCAAGCAGATGCTCGCCGAATTCAAACGCCTCTACACGTATGACGCCGGTTTCCGCGCGTCATGGGACTCGATGACGAAGGGAGAAACCTCAGATGAGTCTTGATTATCTCGGCTACGAGCTCAAGGAGCTCAAGGCCACCGACAACAGCGGCGGAGGAGTGTTCTCCGGCTACGCGAGCACGTGGGAGAAAGACCTGTACGACGATGTGATCGTCAAGGGTGCCTTCGAGCAGACCTTATCCGCTGACTTCAAGGCGGGCGGCGCGGGCATTCCGATTCACTGGCAGCACAAGGACGGCTCTCCGAACGATGTGATCGGGGAGACGTTGAGCGCCGTAGAGGACGAGCATGGCCTGCTCATCACCGCGAAATTGGATACCGACATCGCTGAGGGCAAGCGAGCCTACGACCTGCTCAAGCGTGGCCTCATCCACCAGATGAGCATCGGCTTCCTCGCCGAGAAGACCGCGTGGGTCAAAAACGAGGAGGCGAAGAGCCCTTGGGACGGCTACCGGGAGATTCGCCAGCTCAAACTATTTGAGATCAGTCTCGTGCAGGTCGCCGCCAATCAGGGGGCCGAGGTGCTCGAGGTCAAGGCCGGCCGGGCCATAAGCAAGGCGAACGAGGACAAGATTCGCACGGCCTACGAGGCATTGGGCGAACTGCTTGATTCCATCACCGAAACCCCCGACGACGAGCCGGACGATTCCAAACCCGATGACGAGCCGGACGACGATACGCCGGACGATTCGGACAAGCCCGAGCCGGACGACGGCAAGGCGAAAAAGAGTTTTGACCCGCAGTGGGCCAAGGAAATCAGCGACTTCCTCTCGCTGGCAAACAACCAATAGAAAGGATGATCCATGGGTTACATGGAGAAGCTGGCCGCCGAGAAGAAGGCGGTCAAGGCCCTGTACGACAAGGGCATGGAGAACCTCACCGATGATGAGGCGACCGAACTGAAGAACCGCTTCGAGGAGGCCAAGCGTCTTCAGGAGCGCGTCGACCTGTTCAAGGGCGTGAACGACCTGAACGTGGACGATGTGAAGCCCGAGGCCAAGACGGCTCCCGCCGCCAAGACGCTGGGCGACTTGTACGCGCAGGAGCTGAAGAAGGCCGGCATGACCGTCATCGGCACCAAGGCGCACCCGTTCGCTTCCAGCGAGTTCAAGGCCGCGACCGACATGCACGTGGCGGGCACCGGCACGGCTGGCACCGGATACCAGCCGGTCGTCACCCAGATCGACATGAACGGCGTGTGGCCTTACGAGCGTCCGCTCGTGGTCGCCGACCTGTTCGGCTCCGTCACCCTGAGCGGCAACGCCAACACCGTGGAATACCCCGTCTATGGCGCGCTCGAGGGCGGCGCTGGAACCGTGGGCGAGGGCGGTGCCAAGCCGCAGACCCATCTGCCGGCCCCCCGCTGGGAGTCCGACAGCCTCAAGGAGGTCGCCGCCTGGTGGAAGGTCACCGACAACATGGCCGAAGACCTCTCCTACATCGTCTCCGAAATCAACAACCACGCCCGCTACAACCTGCAGCTGCTGGAAGAGACCCAGCTGCTGTCCGGCAACGGCTCCGATGCGAACATCAAGGGTCTGCTCTCCCGCGACATCCAGAAGATGGTGCAGGACACCGACTCCGACCCGGACCGCATCTTCAAGGCCCGCACCAAGATCGCGCTGGCCACCGGTTTCCGCGCGGACGCGCTGGTCATCAACCCCGCCGACTACGAGGCCATTCGCCTCTCCAAGGACGCGAACGGCCAGTACTACGGCGGCGGCTACTTCAACGGCCAGTACGGCAACGGCACCATCATGCAGGATCCGCCGCTGTGGGGCCTCAAGACCGTGGTCACCGAGGCCATCGCCCAGGGCACCGCTCTGGTCGGCGCGTTCAAGCTCGGCGGCGCGGTCATCCGTAAGGGCGGTCTGCGCGCCGAGTCCACCAACTCGCATTCCGATGATTTCACGAACGATCTCATCACGTTCCGCGTGCGCGAACGCCTCGGCCTGCAGGTCAAGTACCCGAAGGCGTTCGTGTCCGTCGCCCTCGGCAAGAAGGCCAAGTGAGGTGACCGCCGATGAGTGACGCAACCAAGGTGCTGCAGACCGGGGTCGATACCGGTGATGGCAGCACGTATCCGCAGCCGGTGGTCGTGGTCGACGCCGCCGGCAATCCCATCGACCTGACCAAGGCGAACGGTGCGGCCATCACCTCGGTGACGGCCGTGGCCCTCGCCGCCGGCGCGGCTCCCACCGCGACGCTCGCGGATGGCGTGCTCACGCTTGGCATTCCGGCCGGCGCGGAAGGCGGCAATGGCGATCCGGGGCCAGCCGGCAAGAATGGTGCTCCCGGTGCCGCCGGCGTGGGCGTGAAGTCCATCACCTTGACCAAGAACACCTCTGGTGCCATCACCGGTGGCACTTGGGTCGGCACCGACGACAAGTCGCACGCCTTCACCGTGGCCTAACGTGAATCGACTGGAGGCGAACGATGGCCGATGAAACCATTCCCGACATCATCACCGACCCGTCAGGCTTCGACGCTGACGGCGAGTTTTGGCTGAAGGCGGCGCAGGCGGCCATCCGCCGCACGTGCGGCTGGCATATCACGCCGAACATCGAACTGTCGGGCGTAGCCAATTCGCGGGGAGGCAAGGTGATTCGTCTCCCCGCACGCCATGTCACCTCCGTCGACGAGCTGACCGACAGCGCCGGCAACCGGCTGCACTACGCCTACGACCCCACCACGGGTTTGGTGGAATGCACCACCGGCGCATTCCCGGCCGGCGTCGCCGCGATACGCTACCGCATCCACGCCGGCTATACGCCGGATGAGGTGCCGGACGTGATGGGCGTGCTCATCAACGCCGCGAAGCGTGCGAGCATGGCCTCCGCCGGCGTCATCCAATCCCAGTCGGTCAACGGCAGCAGCGTCACCTACAACGTGTCGTTGATGGCCGACGAGCTGGCGAAACTCGACCGGTACAAGCTAGGAGCGCTGCCGTGAGCATCATCGACGACATCAATGCCTCCGGCCTGCCTGCGGCCACACGGTTCGTGCGGCTGCGCGCCTCGCGTAAAGCCGACCCGTACAATCCCGCGCAGACCACGGAGGATTGGAAGCATCCTGTCGAATTGGAAGTGCATGGTGCCCTGGCATCGAGCACTTCGACTCGCACGCCCGATGTGTTGGACGTGCAGACCACCTCCACGGCGGTGCTCACCGTCGCCGACCCGAATGCGGATATCCGGCTTGGTGACCGTATCCGACCCGAACCGGCGTACGGCCGCATGTGGGAGGTGTCCGGCTTCCCCAGCCGTGACGTGAACGCGTTCACCGGCTGGCAGCCCACGCTGGAAGTCCAGCTCACCGAGTGGAAGGGGTAGCCGATGGCCGGAAGCGGACAGACCAGCATCAAGTTCAACGACGCGTTTTTCGACCAGATGCTCAACTCGGCCGGCGTCAGGGCCCTGACCCGTGGAGCCGCCGAGAAGGCGCTCGGCGTGGCCAAAGCGAACGCGCCCGTGGATACGGGAGCCTACCGCGACGGCCTGCAGGTCGAGGCCGTGCAACGCGCGCACCGCACCACCTTCATGGTGGTCGGCACCGACGCGAAGACCATGCTGGTCGAGTCCAAGACCGGCAATCTTCGCAAGGCGTTGAAGGCGGTGAAGCTATGACATTGATACTGCCTCCCGACATGGAGGCTTTCCTCTGTGATTACCTGCGCGCCCATATCACCGATGTGGATGGTTTGCAGGTGGGCAGCAAGAAGCCTCCCGACTATCAGGGCGCGTATCCGCTCGTCACCGTCCGGGACGATGGCGGCAACGCGGACGGGCTCGGCCATTTCGACCGTTCGATTGGCGTGAACGTGTACGGATGGAGCCGTCAGGACGAGAAGCCGTGCAAGACTCTCGCCCGTCGCGTCTACGCGACGCTCACCGAACATCCGGCCATCGCCCTCGCCAAGGGCTCGCCAATCGTTTCCGTGGATGATTCCTCGTGCAACGGCCCATACCCGGTGTCCGACGATTCCGACACCGCGCACTACTACCTGATCGTCGAATATTCGACGGTCGGCGAACACTAACCAATCCCTTAACCGTTTTCCTAGGCCCTACACAATGTGTAGGGCCTTTTCGTTTGAAAGGACATGGAATGACAGCAGACAACCAGGGCAACGACCTTAATGCCGTCAAGAACGTACTCACGTCGAAGATCATCGTCGCCCCCTATGTGGCAGGCAAGACGCTGACCGCCTCGCAGATCGCGCCCAGCGTGGCGGACCCGATCACCGAACTCGGCGACGTGTTCGGCTCCTCCTCCGCCACAGTTGGCCTCATCACCAGCGACGGAGCACCGCAGGACTCCCGCGACGGCGACGACGCCACCGAATTCCACCAGCCGGGCTACACGCTCAACGCCGACCCGACGCTGACGCTCGCGTTCACCGCCGCCGAGGACAACGACCTCACCCGCCTCATGACCATCGGCAGGCCCGATGAAACCGGCGTCTACCACGTCAAGGACATCATCCAGGACACCAAATGGTTCGCCTATCAGGAGACCATCTACAAGTCCGGCCGCAAACGCCGTCGTCTCGGCGTCATCCAGATCACCGGCAACGAGCCGGCGCAGGATACGCGCGGCGAGGTGTCCGGCCTCTCGCTGACCGCCACATGGCAGCTCGATCCCGCCGTAGACGGCGGCAACAGCCGCTACCTGCAGTCCTACGCGGCGGTCTGACAACGATTCCCTCCCCGCATGACCTCTCTCCTGTCGGCATGCAGGGAGCCTAACACCAACGACGGGAGAAACACGTATGACAGGAGAACCATCATGGCAAAGCAGCAGAATATGGCACCCTCGATCGCTGAATTCGATGATTGGGACGAGACCAGGGAGGCCGAGGCCCTCGCCGAGGTCGCCAAGCAGATCAAGGTGCGACACATCATCAAGAACAACGAATACTGGGCGCTGGCACCCGGCGGCACCGTCTACAAGCTGCCTCTCTATCTTTCCATCGCCGACTTCGAGGCCCTGTCGAACACACAGACCGACACGGAAAGCCTCGAACAGGTCAAACGCATCCTCACCGTTTTCGCCGGCGACGAGCAGGCCGAACGACTCGAACACGAACCCATGCAGGTCGCGTTCAACCTCATCCAGGACTACGGGGAGACGCTCGCCAAATCACAGGGCGTCGAACTGGGAAAATCGCCGACTTCTGCCGAATCCTCAACTCCGATGACGGAGTAAAGGTCCGAGCGGACTTCGCCCGATTCGGGTGGAGCATCGAACACGATCTCGGCCGGCGTCTCCCCTACCGTGACGCCATCGACCTGTACACGGCGCTGTGCGGCGACCCGTCCTCCTACACGGGAGCCTCGCTCATCGGCCTCATGTTCCCCATGAGCGCCACCGACATCACCGTATTGCAGTTCCTCGGCGCTTCCACGCTGCTCGGCGACGTGGACGGCGAACCCGAAACGGACGAGCCCACCGCCGAGGAGATCCACGAGGCCGAAACGCATATGAGCAAGCTCTTCGGATAAACAACCATCAACTAAGAGGGGAGTCGCCTTATGGCTTTCGGATCGGAAGTGGGAACCGGCCACGTGTCGATATTCCCCTCGATGAAGGGCTTCCGCAGCGCGGTCGACAAGGAGATGCGGGGGGCCGGCAAGTCCGGTTCCAACCGTTTCTCCCAGGCGTTCGGCAACGGTTCGAAAATCGGCAAATCGTTCGGCGGCAGCTTCAAAAAGGCATTCGGTTCGAGTGCCCGGGGCGTCGCCGACGATGTGCTGAAACCGTTGAAGCGTGACGCGGCGCAGGCGTCCTCCAAGGCCAGCGCCGCGCTCCTGAACTACCGTCAGGCCACGGTCAACGTGCAGCAGGCGCAGGAGAGGCTCAACTCGGCCATCGCCAGATACGGGTCGGATTCGACTCAGGCGCAGACCGCCTCCATCAATCTCGAAAAAGCCCAGTTGCGTCAGGCCACCGCTCTCGACAAGTCCAACGACGCCGCCGAACGGCTCGCGGACGCGAAGAAGGCGCTCAAGGCCGCCGAGGACGAACTCGCCAAGGGCACCAACACCGTATCCGGTTCCATGAAGACGATGGCAAGCTCGTTCTCGGCTGGATTCTCGAGCATCAGCCGGGGCCAATCCACCTTCACCGGACTCTCTGGAGCGCTCGGCAGCCTCGTGCGTAGCCTGCTCGGCGTAGACGCCATTTGGAAACCGCTCGGCTCCAAGATAGCCGGATTCGCGAACAAGGCCGTATCCTCATTGAGCGGTTTCGCCGTGCAGGTCGGCGCGAAAATCCAAACCGGACTCAAGGGAGCCATCAGCGCCGCCCAGCAAACCCTCAAAGGCTGGGGCGGCAGCATCGCAGCCACCGTGTCAGGCATCGCCAAACCAATCGGCGCGGCAATCACCGCATGGACGCAACCGATTCGCGACTGGGGAAGCAGAACCGGCAACACCATCAAAACGGCAGTCGCTACTTGGACCGCACCCATCCGCTCATTCGGCGGCAAAATCGGCTCCGCCATCGGAGATGCCGCAGGAAAAGTAGGGCAGAAACTCGCACCGGTAGCCAACGTAGCCAAGAACTACTTCGGCAACATCGCCACCGCCGCCGGAGCCGTATGGTCCAAACTCCCAGCCGGAGCACAGACCGCCGCCGGGGCAATCGGCAGCACGCTCGGCAACCTCGCCTCCAGCGCAGGCAACTCGTTCAAAAACCTCGCCCAAAACGCGGTCGCCCATATCAAGGGCCTCGCCACGGGAGCGGTCGCCGCCATCGGAGCAGGTGTGGCAGCCATCGGCGGCACGCTGGTGGCCACCGGCAAGCAGGCGTTGGGCGCGTATGCCACGTGGGAGCAGGCGGTCGGCGGCGTCGACACCCTGTTCAAGGGCGCTTCCGGCACTGTGCAGAAGTACGCGGCCGAAGCGTACAAGACGGCCGGCGTCGGCGCGAACGACTATATGAACCAGGTCACGAGCTTCGCGGCCTCGTTGGTCAGTTCGCTTGGCGGGGACACCGCCAAGGCCGCAGAGATGGGCAATCAGGCCATCATCGACATGTCGGACAACGCCAACAAGATGGGCACCGACATCCAGACCATCCAACAGACGTATCAGTCGCTTGCTCGCGGCAATTACGCGATGCTGGACAACCTCAAGCTCGGCTACGGCGGCACCAAGACGGAAATGCAGCGGCTCATCGCCGACGCGAACAAGCTGCCGGGCGTGATGAAGGAAGGCAACGACCTTTCCATCGATTCGTTCGCCGACGTGACCGAGGCCATCAGCCGAGTGCAGAAGAGCCTCGGCATCAGCGGCACGACCGCCAAGGAGGCGGCGACCACCATCGAGGGGTCCGTGAACTCGATGAAGGCCGCATGGCAGAACTGGCTCGCCGGACTGGGCAACGAGAACGCCGACATGGGCGCTCTCAGCCAGCAGCTCGCCGACTCCATCGGCACTGCGTTGAAGAACATCCTGCCCCGCGTGAAGGTCATCGCCCAGAGCGCCGTCAAAGCCATCCCGAGCCTGTTCTCGGATCTGGTGACGCTCCTGCCTGAACCGTTCCAGAACGCGATCAACGCCATCGGCAGCGTATTCAACGGGCTCGGCGAGATATTCAAACCCGTGCAGAGCGCCATCGCCCCTCTGATAGCTGCATTCATGGCCCTCGGAGCAGGCGGCATCGCACCATTGCTGTCCAAGATTCCGTTGCTCGGCGGGGTGCTCGGCGGATTGTCCGGCCCGTTGAGCGCGTTGGGCGGACCCATCGGCATCGTCGTCGCAGCGTTGGGCACGCTCATCGCCACGGTGCCGGAACTGCGCAACGCCTTCGGCACGCAGGTCACCGGCGCGTTCAACCTGTTCAAGAACACGATCGCGGGAATGAAGCCGAAGTTCGATGCGTTCGGCAAAAGCCTGCAGGACATGTTCAAACAGGTCATGCCGGTGATCACCGCTTCTGTCGCGGAGCTCATCCCAGTGTTCGGCGACATACTCCAGTCGCTGGCACCGCTCATCCCGACGATCATCGAACCGCTCATGAACGCGCTCAGCTCGCTCATGCCGCTCATCGGCCAGCTCGTGTCCAGCCTGCTGCCACCGTTGGCGGACATCATCGCCGCGCTGCTGCCGGTCGCCTCGCAGATCGTGTCGATGATAGGCCAAGTCATCAGCCAGCTCGCCTCCGCGCTCGTCCCGGTAATCCAGCAGGTCATGGATTTCGTTAGCCAGCTGGTCACCGCCATCACGCCGCTCATCCAACAGCTCGTGCCAGTCATAACCGATGCGGTCTCGGGCATCACAGGCATCATCCAACAGCTGATGCCGGTCATCCAGAGCATCATCAGCGTGGTCGGCTCGGTAGTGAGCGCAATCATCGGATTCATCACCGGTACGTTGTTGCCTGCGGTGCAGGCGATGCTCCCATATGTGTCGGGTGTCATCAACGGCATACAAGACGTAATCCAGGGCGTGGTCGGCGTTATTTCCGGTGTCATCAGCATGGTCACCAACCTCATCAACGGCAACTGGTCGGGAGCTTGGAACAGTTTCAAATCGATTCTTTCCAACGCGGCCGGAGCGGTCGGCGGCTTGGTGTCGGGCATCGTGAGCGCCATCAAGGGCGTGTTCGCCGGAGCTGGCTCGCTGCTCGAAAACGCCGGCTCGCAGCTCATCAGTGGTCTGTGGAACGGCATCAGCGGTGCCATCGGCGGATTGTACGACAAGATCAAGGGCGCGCTTTCCGGACTGGTCGATAAGGCGAAGGAAGCGCTCGGCATCCATTCTCCGTCCCGCGTGTTCCGCGACGAAGTCGGCCGCTACATCCCGCCCGGCATCAGCGAGGGCATTGACAAGGCCACCCCCGCATTGCAGCGTGACATCGCGAAGCGGATGCAGGGTGTCACGGCCGCCGCACAGTCGGCGTTCCAGCCGATGACGTTGCGCTCCGCCATTGGTGTGGAGGGCTCCGCCCCATTGCCTGAAACCGGGAATGGGCTCGCAGACCTCGCGTCGATGCTTGTGGAGATTCGCGGCCTGCGCTCCGACCTGCAGGCATTGCACGGTGATTTGGGGCCGACCATCGCTAAGTACACGCCATCCATGACCATCCGCGAGGAGAAGCGCAGGCTTGGTCTCGTCTAAAACAGGAGGACAGTCATGCAGTCGATGACCTACCGGCGAGGCGGAGGATCAAGCCGCGCCGTTCCGGCCAGCGTCGTTGATCTCATCGACCCGGCCGGTCTCATGGTCAAACGCATCGAGAGCCTGCGCACACACGCATGGGAGGTGGAGTTGGCCGCGCACGGCATTGACTCCGCCTCCCTCAACGCGTCAAGCGTCCAATTGGAGGCCACGTGCGCCGACCTCAACGTGCTGGACGTGGCGAGCGAAATATTCGACGCGGACGTAAAGGCCGTGGCATCATCCCGCAACAAGGACGACGCCGGACTGCTCACCGTGGACGGCTGGTCGCAGACCGCGCTCATCACCGGCATCGAACCATCCTATGATCCGCCCGGCCCCGCGAAGTACGCGCTCACGGTCGCATTGCTTGACGGCCTGTGGCACAAGCGCGACGACGTGCAGCATTTCTGGCCGAATGCCCTGCAACCGGGCCTCGACCTTGATTACCCCCACGATTACCCTCACGACTACCTGCCGACGACACGAAACGTGACGGTCGCTAACGATGCCGTCTCGCCGATGCCGTTCGAACTGGTGGTCTACGGGCCGATCTCACAGCCAGCCATCATCATCGGCGTCAACCGGTATGAATTGCACATGGACATCCCCTCGGGCTCGTATGTGACCGTCAACAGCGTGGAGGGACAACGAAGCATCGTCATGACCGCAGAAAACGGCGACACCACGAACGTGTTCGACAAGGGCGAACGAGGCAGCGGCATCAACGGCGGCACTTATATCTTCCAGCCGTTGCCGGCCGGAGAACACCAGGTGCAGTGGAACGGCTTCGGCTTTGACCTGACCGTGATCCAGGAGAGGAGCACGCCGTCATGGTGGACCTGATTATCACCGACTCCAAGCACGTCGATGTCCGTTCCGCCGCCGACTTCACTCTGGATTGCGCGTGGGGCAAGGAGGAAAACGATTTCGAACTTGTCATGAGCGGCGCGTCCACCATCGACGCGGGTGCCTATATCTACATCGACGGCAGCGAATGCGGTGGCGTGGTCGATGCGATGGAAGACCAGCTCACTGCCGGCGTCAGCACCCTCACCTATTCGGGGCGCACATGGCACGGCGTGCTCGCGAACAAAATCCTTGAACCGGATAGGGGCAAGGATTATCTCACCGTGAGCGGCACGGCCAGCACGGTCATCGGCTCGCTTATCAGCCGCGTAGGGCTTGATTCGGTGTTCGACGCGGTTGTACCGCCTGACGGCAGTGACGACCCAACCATCAAACAATACCAGTTCGACCGGTACACGGACTGCTATACGGGTTTGCAGAAGATGTGCGCGGCCAACGGATTGAAACTCAGGCTCGCCTATACGTCCGGCCAGGTCAACATCTGGGCCGAGCCGGTTGCGCATTACGGCGATGCGATTGACAGCGACCTCATCGATTTCGACGCGACCCGCACGTGGAGGAAACCGAATCATCTCATAGGCCTAGGCAAGGGCGAGGGTGCCGGTCGAACGGTCGTCCACTGGTATGCGGACGCGAAAGGCAACGTCAGCCAGACCCAGTCGCTCAGGGGCGTGGACGAGATAACGCAGGTCTACGACCACAGCAACGCCGAAACCGCCGAACTGAACCAGAAGACCCGTGAGAAACTACAGGATCTGCAATCCGAGGGTGATGTGAAGGTCACCGTGCATGAGGATTCGGGCATCGTGTTCGACGTGGGCGACACCGTGACCGCAAGGGATAATCTCACGGGCATCACCGTCAACGCGACTATCAGCAAGAAAATCGTCAAGGTCTCGGGCGGCGTGATGTCCGTCGATTATGAGGCCGAGTAAACAGTAAGGAGCCGATTATGGCGCGTATCGACAATGCGACGGTCATGCAATGCGACCGTTGCGGCAGAAACAAATGGTACAAGGACTTGGACGACCCGGATATCAAGACGTGGTACAACGTCAACCGGCTGGACTCCACCGGCACGGGCCACGACTACCTGTTCTGCGACCAGGATTACAAGGAATACGCGAACAAGCTCAAGGACTTTGATAACAGCTTCGACAGTTGGATGCAGAACGGAGGCAAGCAGAATGGTTGAACTCGTCACCGGGCACGCGAACAAGGCTCACGCCACGGCGGAACAGGCCGCTGGTTTGAACGCCGGCATTCTCGGCTTGGATGATTATGTGCTCGACGTGCATGACAAGCTCAAGATCACGGTCGTTTCGGCGAACAAGGTGACCATCGGTACGGGCGAGCTGGTCATGCAGGGGCGTCACGTCAGCCAGGGCACGCCCGAGGATCTGATCGTCACCAACGGGTCGCAGGGTCAGAAACGCAACGACCTGATCGTATGCCGCTATGCGAAGGGCTCGCAGTCGGTTGAGAGCGCGAAACTGGTGGTGGTCAGGGGCACGCCCACCACGGGCACGCCCACGGACCCGGCGTTGAACACGACCAGCCCGTTGGACGGGGGCACCACCTACGACATGCCCTTGTACCGCATCCCGCTGGACGGCATCACCATCGGCACACCAGTCGCATTGTTCAACGTGTTGAAGCCGATGAGCGACGTGTGGGATTCCCTAACCC